CCTCTGTCCTTCCAATGTTTGCTTCAAGGAAGCGTTCTCTGCTTCGATTGTAGCAATGTGATTCTGGGCAGGGGCGATAGATGCATAAGCTGCATCTAAAGTTGAGTACTTCTTACCTTCTCCTACGATCCCTTGTAATTCTGTCGGAATTACGGGTGCGGTTTGGGTATCTATTACGGGTGTTTCTACTACAGCTTCGTCAGGTTTGTCACCCTCGAATATAGTTTCTTCAGTCAATTTTAGTTCCCTTTGTCAGGTAGAAATTTAAGTAACCTCTCTATTCGGCGTAAATCACCTAGTAGAAAAGCCTGTGACTCAGCCCATGAAGGGCTGTTAAATGCTTCTTCAGAGATCATTTTACGATATGAAAGAGCCTTTTCTTCTTCTAGATAGTCTCTAAGAATACTAACTACATCCCCTTTAGACATACTAGACCAATCTTCTTCACCTACTCTTAAAAACTTAGGCATACTCTTATTATTACCCCTATATTATAACACACTTCTTAACAAAAGTCAAGATAAATCTCATTTATTTTAGCCTAATAGCTGTTCATCAGAGGTTGCTGCTTGTTCAACTTCCAAATCACCCTCTGCTTGTTGTGCTGCACTAGAGGTTGCTTTCTGTTCTTCTACTGCAATGTTCGGACTAATTAACTGGAATTTTTCCAATCCCATTGCTTCTTCAAGCATTTTAGCCAAGGCTATAGACGATACATGTGGAGCTATTACTTCAGCTACAGGCCCATTGAAGATGCCCATTACGTTCTGAATCAGTTGACTTCTAGCTGAAAAGTGTCTTGATCCCATAGGCTTAATTTTACCTTTAGCTGTAATATCTTCTTTAGAAATCTCCATAAATTCAACTACACCAATGTCATCATCCATTACACGAATAAGATCTGATGTATCTAAATTCCTTTTAGCAATCTCAAGCATCTTGTTCAATGCTTTCTCTAAAAATCTCTTCTCAAACTTATTAGTTTTATTTAGGAAGATTCGTTGGGCTGCATTGTCTAGCTTCTCTACTTCAAAAGCTGTTTTTTCACCTGCGGTTCTAATACCTAGTGCATTCTTAGGGCTACCTGCTAGTTCTTCCATAGTACCCATCAATCCACCAATCTCATTGTTAGTTGCTAAAGCTTGTGGGTTAAGGTTAAGCATTTGTATATCACCATCTTCAGGTAGATGTACAATCCCTTTAGGCTGCCATGAAAAGGGTTCTACTGCGCCTTTTAAGGCTACCATAGGGAATACACTCAGATCAAATGCATCTGCTTTAAGATTCTCTAGATGATCTAACCTATACTGTAGTCCTACTAGATTGTCTAGTGGCCCCATTGCCCAAAGGTTATCAGGACGTTCTCGCCATCCAACATGAACCATATCATCTCTACCAATCCAACTAGGATTAGGGATGCTGCGTAGAGTGAACTGCCTATCAATGACTGTTATGACTACATTCTCTTTAAGTTCATCTTTGTCTTGGTCATATAGATCTCCTTTAAACTCTAGGATTTCCATTAGTCCTGATTGTAGATACTCAGACAAAGAACCAAAGCCATCAAATGCATAACCCTCGGCTTTATTAATTTCCTCAATACTAAAGGAACTTAATGCATTGTTTCTGCGTTCCATTGCTTTATCAAGAATCTTTTCATCATAACGTAAATCAGGTCTGGTCCTCAACTGCTTCTTCAGTTCCCCAACGCTTATTAACGTACGAACGATCTTCGGGGATGCCTCAAAGCTAGAGGCAGCAGGATTAAACACAATGTCATAAGGAGACACACGCATAAGCTTTGGACCAATATAATTAACAATTTCTTCACCAGTATCTTCATCTTTAATAGCATCCTTGACCCATGTTACTTGACCAAATACATTGCCAGTATCTATGTAGTCATAAAGTAAATCAGAGATTGTCTCACTAAAATCACCTTGTTGAACCTTATTTTTCATATAGGCTTTAATCGTATCAGCCTTAATTTTTGCTACATCATCTTCTGTTTCTCCAAACCATTCCAACCAATTATCATTGGGGAACATTGAATCAGTATAATGTGCATGAAGATTATCTCTAATTTGGGTTAGTTTTGGTATAGTAGTTCTATTCTTCCATGTATTTGCATTATTAGACGTAGTGGTAGTATCGGTAGCAAAGATATAATTTCTTAGCTCCTTCCACTCCTCTTCTTTGGATTGCTTCTGGATTTGCCACTTCCTGTAGAGTTGGCTAATCTGCCTAGCTTCCCCTTGTGGGTGTAGTAAATCATTAATACTAGCTACATCACCTGCCATTATTTAGCCCTCTTTATTTTTTTAGGTTGTTTCTTAGATTTAGCTTTTCTTGCCTTTTCTTTGGCAATGTCTCTAATCTGTCCTGCAAGTTTTTTCTTAGTAGTGGCTACTGGATTACCTGCGGTTTTTCCTTTGCCCCTATTCTCAATTAATGTTGTCTCTGCTTTAGTGTTGTCTGTAGGAACGTCAACACCTTTTTTCTTAGCTGCCTTAACAATAGCCTTCTCTGTATTAGACTTAGTGCCAGTAGGTAATCCAACTTCCTTACTACGTCTGCGCTGTTCCTTTACATGCGCCCCTTTCTCTGCATTACTCTTTACTAGTTTTCTTTTCGCCATTACATCATTCCTCCAAAGCGTGGGTGAACTTTAAGACTATCAATATCAATAACATTATGTACCCACTGTCTAGGTATGACTGCAATCTTAATAGCATTAGATAGTGCCTCCTTTACATCATCATGTGGTGGGCGTTTCAGTACCAACTCTTCTTCTAGCACTTGGCAATTTCCTGACTTATAATGCCATATAGCTTGATTTTCATACTTAGGTTCAAGTATGGCTGATACCCTTTCTTCCTTGTCACCCTCTTGTCTAGATGGTCTATATTCATTTATAACCAAGGGTAATCCGTTAGGCTTAATATAACTTTCTTTAAGTTCATTTACAATCTGTTGCTGTGCCACTGTTACTTCAGCACAAATCTTTCTAAAACCCCATTTGTTCTGGGCTTTAACAATATGATTAAAGTACTCTACAATACGATCTGTCTTAAACCTATCAATGTCTAGTACATAGAAATTACCAGAGGAAGACACTCCTACTGTTACCAGTGCTGTATAATCAGCCTTTCTCTTGAGGGAGAAGGCAAAATCAATCGCAGCATAAGTTGCTAGTTTCTCTCTAGCCATAAACCAATATTCCCCATTCTTTGTAAGGAGTCTGGGTTCATAATATTGAAACTTATTTGGATCAATTCCGCCACTACCTATAGCATTCGGATTATTATAATACTGTGCATAGAAATGTTCTGGTACAAGATACTTAGCTTTAATACCTGCCAATATCTTCTGATTAAACCCAAACCATTGCCCATCCTTCCTTTGTGCGCGAGTCCATAGAAACTCACCTTCTGTTTCTACTTGTCGTTCAAAGACTTCATACACATTCTCTGTATCTGCTTCATTGCCTTCGTCATCATAAATGGTGACTTGCATACTAATGAAGTTACTATATATATCTCTAGGATCATATCTAGTTCCTACTGCCACTTCTTCTGCATTAGGATTTTCAATAGATGCTAGTTGCGAATATAATGATTCTACTTTGTCCCTACCATCCTGAGTGTAGGCATTATTAGGCACGACCAAGTCATCCAAAACCACCAAGTCTGCGTGAAAACCAGTAACATTAGCAGTAATTCCAGCAGCTTTAACCGTACTGTCCCTAACACCCTCTCTTTTCCTGATAGGATGATCTACACATATTTCTTCTACAGCCCATTTCTCTCTTTTTCCTTCTTCTGTCTTCAGCATCTCAGGCCAGTATCTCGCATAGATTTCGCTATCCAAGATTAACTTTACTTGATATAATTGTTTTTCTGCTAAAGGCGATGTTGCTGATATATACAATACTGTAATAGCCGGATTCCTTGTTATCTTCCATGCCGTATAGTATGCAGCAAGCTTACTTTTCATGTGACCACGAGGCAATAGAACTAGTCTATTGGGCTTTGCATCCTGTCTAGTAAGCCATTGCATTAGCTCCTGATGGATCAGTCCTATTAGGAGGTGCGGAGCGACAAGTCGCACAAATGCAACAAAGTCATTCTCCGCCAATACCCTAATCTGATCTATCTTAGTGCTACCCACGAACTTTCTCTCTCCATTCGTGTATTATCTTTAAAGCTGTCTCTGCTTTACTCAATCGTTTGAGTAATTCACTTCGGGAAAGCTGCTCAATGGATCTGGACAAATTGCGGGGGCTAGAAGCGTTTGACACCCTGTCAGCATCAATATGGTCAATAGCATTGTTAAATTTCTCATCAAGTTCCTCTTTAAGTTTATCATTATGTTTATTAATTTTATTACTAGAGTCTGATTGATATTTCCCTAGTGCTTGTAATCCCGCAAGTTCCTTTATAGCAACATCCCGCTGACGGGCTGTATATTGTCTCCATCCATACATCCCGCCAAGGACAACTGTATAAGCTAATAGCACATATACCATTATATCCATCTATGCTTCTGAACCTTGTTCTTTAATAGCAGTAACAACCAAGCCAAATACAAATGCTATGACAGTGGTTAGTTGTAGCTGTTGTTCTACTGTTAGATCTAGTCCAAAGTGTGCTGCACCCCAAACTAACGCACCAACTGCTGCTGTTTGAGTACTCTTTTCTTTAAGTCTTGCTTTAAGCCAATTCAACATAATAAATCCCTATAAAATATACTGCATAAGCGCATGGAATACCGAGATAAGCGAACCATAGATCTCTTCTCCATACTGTTACTTTCCTTCCATGCTGATAATACTCCCTGCTTAAAGGGAATAGTATTACTAACCAGACAAACCATAATGGTTGCCATAGTATTAATAATGCAGGTACAAATGCTGTAGCCCAGTGTGCAGGTTGATTAACCAACCACTCCATAGCCCAACTTCTATCTTTACTCATTTATTACCCTCACTCTTGAATTGAAAGGAGTAGCAAGAACCTGTCTTGTCTTAGCCCCCTCTGTTACCATTTCATTTCTAAAACTCTCTGTAGCTGATGCTCCTTTACGGGCTTCATTTGCAGTGTTAATTAGTAAGGCGGGCATCCATGCAATAGCACAACCCCAATCATCTGTGTCTTCATCCGTATTAACATTTTTACCTGATACTCTAATATACCAAGGACAACGGACAATAACTTGCTTACCATTAACGGTTTTAACTTCTTCACATTTAGCCCCTAAAGGGCATCCACCAATCTCTACATCCATTAGTCTTTACTACACAAAATTATGTTAATGTATGAAACATCTAAATTTATGGCATTCCCACTAAAGGCGTGACTATGTGTTGCTCCGCCACCCGTTGAACTACTGGTTACTCCAGTAACACCAGAAACAGGACTACCAGAACTTGATCCCGCTGCTCCATTAGAGGTAGGTAACTGTTGTGTATGAGTATGGGCTGGCATCTGTGCTATTGTAAGTGCAATTGCATTAGTTGTACCACTTGGAGTCTGACTAGCAAAGGCGGTTTCAAAAGCTACTGAACCACCCGTTCCGCCACCACTTCCAGATACCACTCTAAATGCTTTATCGTTCTGAGAAGTTACTTTAGTCCACCCTGTTGGTGCGTTAGCTTGAAAAAACAACATTACAGTACCCGCAGGGATTGCAGAAGCAGGAATAGTAACAGTTCCCCAAGAAGCACTAGATCCATTAGTAGTTAAGTACTTACCACTATGGGATGTTTGAGTAGGTAATGTTGCAGTGGCTACTAACTGCCATTTTGTATTACCTAAATCTGTACTAAATGTTCCTGATGTATGAGCTACAATACAAATATAACTTGTTCCACTTGACTCAACGACATCTCCTACTGCATAAACAGTAGAAGTTCCCCATGGCCCTGTCCAATCCCATCCATCAATAACAATTGGATTACCTAGATTAAGTATACTCTGTCCATTCATATCCAATGAACCTGTCATTGTATTTGGTGCAGTACCATCTCTAGAAATAGTATTCTCTAATGCTGCTTCTACTAATGCGTTGTTAGTATTAACCGCAGCAGTAGATTGATAGCCTGTAGTTACGTCATTTAATGTAAGTTTTGCCATTATTTCCCTTTTGGATACTTAGCTTTAATTGTCATACTAAAATTCCCATGAAATGTTTACTTTACCTGCATCGAAGGTCTGTC